AGCGTGCGGTTTCCGGGTCGTCACCGTTTTGGCCGAAAGGATAGTGCTCATCAAAACTCACACCTCCCGTCCCGGCAGTCAATCCCGTACACGCTCGCCTCATCCGGAACCGACACCAACGCCACGCCCGGGCCGCAATGCTCGCAGTATGTCTGGTTGTCCTCGGTGATCCGCCCCGGGCGGCCGCACTCCCAGCATACCAGCACATGTTTCGCGCTCATGACTCGCTCAGCTCCTCCCTCGCCAGTTCTGCCAGCATCGCCCGCCGCGGCGGCGGCTCGGCCGTGATCGCTACGCCGGTCTCGCTGCTGACTCGGCGGCTGGTGCGGATTGCTCGATGGGGTTTCTGTGTCATGGCTCACTTTCCCTCCCAGGCGTAAGAAACCAAACTTGTCCGACGTTTTTCCCGTCTTTGAAAATCGGGGCGGATTGAATGTTCATCTCCGCTCGCAGCGCCTTCAAAGTCGTTCTCGAAACACCGCGTAATTCTGCTTGTTGGAATATATAGTCAACGTAAACGGGGATCCCTTTTCCGAGCAGGATTTCTAATATCGCTTTTCCTCGATCTTTTTCCGGGATCATCTTCTCCGCACATCCTTTCTTGTTTTGTCCCGTCGTCCTTGTCCCGTCACCTTTTTTAATTCTCTTTTTATTTTCTTTCTTTTACTCGCGCGTCACGTGCATATAAGAGAAGAAAGATAGAAGGGACGAAGGGACAGAAACCGGATTTTCCTAGAGCCACAAGGGCTGAAGCTTGTCCCGTCATTTGTCCCTTCGCAAAATCCCGACGGGACACGACGGGACAAACGTCCCTTCGTCCCTTCATTTTTCCGAAATTTTTTCCGATTCTTGACGGGACGACGGGACAAAGTAGCGGCACTTTCGACCAGTCTTCGGATCTCGTTGCTGTTTTGAAATCCCAAAACCGAATTCCCTTTGAATGTCGAGCGTGAAGGTTTGCTGCCTCGGGATGTTCTCCACGCCCTCTGACTCGCACCAGGTCTTAAACTCGGCGTAAATCTCGCCAGTGTGCTTCGAGAGCAAATACTCCTCGGTGATGTCATTCTCCGAGAGCCAGGTCAGCGCGTGCGAGCTTTGAACCTTATACGTCCGGATCGCCTTCTCCACCTTCTCCGACCGCGTGAACCCCTTCTTGAGCAGCCGCCGCAGACCCCGGATTGCCATGTTCAGCAGGTAGCTGCGTGCCTCCTCGGAAACGACTTTCTGGGAGATGTCCGGATCATAGTCCGGGTCCGTATTCGAGAATTTCGCATCCAGTGGAATCAGAATCAGGCGCCGGTAAAAGCCGAACGACTTGTCGTTGACCATCGGCATCTTGTTGGTAGTGAAGATCAGGGTCGCATAGTTTTTGAGGATGAACGGGTCCTTGTTTTTGCGCTCGACCGTGATCCGCTCGCCGGATGAGATGCTTTTCAACCGGCTGGAGTCCTTGATGGTTGTAAATGGGATATCATCCCCGATGTTTGCCAGCTTGTTTTCCAGCTCCGCCGGACGGAACGTGGTCTCAAGGTCCTGCAGCGACAGGGTTGAGTAGTTCCCCTCACCAACGAACTCTTGGATCATCCGGAGCAAGGTGGATTTACCGTTGTTCCCGTCGCCGAACATGATGAAGATCTTTTGCATGCGGCAATTTTTGATGAGACAATACCCGAGCATTTCCTCGAACAGCTTATAGAGTTGGTAGTCCCCGCAGAAAACGCGCATCAGCATCCGGTCGATCGGCTCATAATAGACAGCCGGGTTATATACGGCGTTGAGCTGCTGGAAATCGTACGCCTCCGGCGTGTGAGGTGAGAGCTGCCCCGTAAGTAAATCCAGCCGGCCGTTTTTGACGTTAATGACGTATTCCTCGACTGGCGGATCGTCAATGTGCCGCTGGATCGTGATGTAGTTCAGCACCTCGTTTTGCTCGCTGCGCTTCGACGCCGGGTACTTTTCGATCATCGCTCGCAGGATGTCATATTCCCCGGGTCGATAACACCCGCCTTGGTATGTGTAGAGCCGCTCGTGCCGGCTGATGATGTGCATCTCGTCAATCAGGACATCGCCCATGACGTTGTGCAAAAACTTCCCCTTATCCGTGAACCACGGCGCGTCCGGATCGCCGCCGGCCGGCGGTTCAACTTCCGGGTACGCTTCCTCCCGGGTGACGGTCCGCAGTTCGTCCTCCGGCAGCGGCTCCCGAAACACGTACTGGTTAATCAACCGCAGCGTCTCCGCGGCCTCCGCGTGCGTGTATCCGCGGCTGGCGAGCAGGATCTGATATTCGAAAAGCGCCTGATTCCGGCCGTCGCCCTCACCCATCTCGTAAAATTTCCATTTGAATTGCTTCAAAGGACGCAACCAGCGCGGCAGCTCGTCGAGCTCATCCCAGTCGAAATCCGTAAGCCACTCCCGCCATTCGCCGGCAAGCTTCACACAGACTTGGCTCTGTTTCCCCCAGCTGCGGTAATCCGCCACCAGCCCGATCCCGGTTGTCGTCTTGACGCTGTTTTTGACCGGCTCGCTTGTGGCGAACCAGAAGTGCCGTCCCCGGGTGGTCTGCATGATCTGGCATTTGATGCCCTCGGTCATAACCAGCCGGGTCAGCTTTTCGGCCTGCTCGGCGTCGTCGATGTCCACGGCGACGTAGGGCTCGGGGATGGGGAGACCAACGTTCGGCCAGGCGGCGAGTTTCTCGACCGGATAGGTGTCCCAGCTGATCGGCGCCTTGTCCTCGCGAAGCTTCAGGTAGCCGTCGAATCGATCGAGGACAGCAGGTTTTTCAGTTCGTCCAGACTGGTGAGCCATGCCCCTACCCCTCCGCTTGCTTCAATCTCCCTGAGATGCTTCTGTTGTAAAGGGGTGGGCTTGTCGCCCGACCCCTTTTTGAGCTCCACGCCCACGAACCGTCCCCGGTAGCACAGATAGATGTCTGGCCGGCCGCGGCGCTCGAAGGCGTTCCCGTGCGTCACGACATGATAAATGCCGCGCTGCTCGAGATATTCCGCGCATTCATCCTGCAGCTGCTTCTCTCTCATTTCCCTGCCGCAGCCTTCCGGGCGCGCATTTCAGCGAGGATCTCGGCGGCCGTTTTCTTCTTCGGCGGCTCTCCGGCCGGCGTCGCTCCGCCACCCGAGCCGGTTTTGTTGCCGGCCGTCTTCTTGACCTCGAACGGCTCGCCCGGGCCGATCCACTTCTTGACGTTGGCGAACGTGCCACCTTTAGAACCCTCCGAGTGCTGGATCTCGACGCGGACAAACCGTCCGATCAGCTCGGCGGTGTCCACTTCGTCGACCGTCTCGTCTCCCAGCGCCGCGCGCGCCATGCGCGTGAAGACGAAGTCGGCCGTCTCGTTCGGCGTGCCGTCGGCGTTGACGAAATTGTAATTTACACGGGCTGTGCGACCTGCGGCGTCTTCGATCGTGACAACGATCTTGTCGAACTTCTGGTAGTCGCTCTCGTCGATCCCCTTGATTCGGACGACTTGCTCACCCTCCGGGATCGGCTGGAATCCACCTTCGACCAGTTTGCGCTTCATACAGCATCGCTCCTTTTGATTGTGATTTTGGTTGTGAACCCGCTTTTGCGGTATTTCTCATAGAGACCGTCTGCCTTCAGGCGGTCCGTGTCGACGCCGCTCGCCGCAGCTTTGGAGACTTCAAACAAATACCGCGTGCCCGCCGCCTGAATCTTCTTGTCGCTCTCCTTCATCCGCGCTTCCAGCTCCGCCTTGAGCTGGTCCTTGAGCTGCTTCAGATGTTTCTCGGTCTCGGCGATTTGCTCGTTCGCTGCATCCACTTGCTGCTGCAGCGGCTCGATCCGCCGGATGAGCTCCGCCACGATGTCCCCTTCCTCGCCGGCGGCCGGCTGCGGGACGTGCGCGGTGGTGAGCGCCTGGACGATCTCCCGGTCCTTCTTGTCGTCCCACGGCGGGCTCACGAGACCGCCGATGTGCCGCTCGTACCATTCCAGCGCACGGTCGAGATGTTCGTGGAAATGAGGGTATTCTGTGGCCACGCTATACTTTTTCACGATCGTATTTTCCGGCGTCGGTTCGAAACGTTCCGGCGCCTCGTAGTCCTTTTCGGTGAGGATGGTCAGCACCATGCGGAACTCGTCGAGACCGGACAGGTACGCATACAGCGCGCCCTGCAGCTTGTAATATTCCGGCGGGTTGAGCTGCCCGCCTTTGTACCAGTCCTCGACGCGCTTCGTCGTCTTGAGCTCCCAGATCGCCGTCGGTGTCCGGGCATCCCACAAGCCGCCGAAAATCGGTTCGTCCGGAAAGTGGTCCCATTCGTAACGCTTCTGTCCGCCGAAGTATTGCGCCGGCGTCTGGAGCTTGCCGAAGGCGTACCGCTTGTTGAGGTAGGCGATGACCTTCGGCTCAATGATCTTACCGGCGGCCGTGTAGATCGTCTCCTCGAACGGCTTCTTGTAGACGCCGGTCATGTCGCACCAGACTTCGAACTCCGTGGCCCACGGGCTGAGCCCCAGAATCGGGGCCAGCCGCGTGCCGGTGATCTTCTTGGTTCGCTTCGGCTTCTCGTCAAGCCGGATCGTGCGGGTTTGCAGGTTGATGTTCATACCGGTACCAGCTCCGTAATCGCGTCGAGCAGTTGCTCCGCGTCCGCCTTCGTCAGCTCGCCCTGCAGCGCCTCGGTGAACCCGTTGATCGTCTCCTCATCTACGCCGGCCGCCTCCAGCGCCTCGATACCGAGCGCGATGGCCTCGAGTTGCTCCTCTGTCGCCGGCTCGTCCTGATTGGTGATGGCGCCGCGGATCTCTTCGCGGCGCTCCGGCGGCACATAGGCCGGCTTGATGGTCCGCATTTCTTCCTCGTCGTTCTCGGGGTCGTTACCTTCGGCCACCAGATAGTTGTTCGCGAGGAAATACTTGATCGCGCCGGTGTAAGCCTTGTACAACCCTTTGTCTCCGGTGTCGGCGCCGCTGCCGAATGCCTGATAGACTTCCCGCTCGCCGGTCTCTCGGTCGATGATCTCGAACTGGAACTTGGCGATGACCATGTTCATCTTGTCGCTGATCTGCGGGATGAACTGGTATTCGAGAATCGAGCTCTTGAAGTCGAGCCCGGCGGCCGCCAGCGCCGCTTTGAAGTTGTTCTTGTACTGCTTTTCCGTGATGTACTCGTAGGACTGGTGCCGGTTCTTGCCGTCCTTCTCCCAGGTGAACGAGTTCATCTTTTCGCGGAGAACCATCAGCTTCGCCGCGAGTCCTTGCGGAGCTGCTTGCGTTTCCTTCGTTTTGGTTGCCATCTTCTTCGTCCTCTCCTTCTTCGGTTTTTCGGGCTTGATGCCCAGGTAATCGTTGATGCGCTTGCGCGCGAGATCGATATAGAACTGCTTGTCGACCATCGCCATCTTGTAGCCGGCGCGGTTCGCGATGAAGCAGTGGTCGGGCAGGTTGGCGATCTTGTCCCGGCGCTCCTTCTCGCCGGGCGCCTTCGGCAGCTTGATCTTGTACAGCGTGCCGGCGTCTTTGTTGATCGAGGCGAACACCCGGTTGACGTTCTGCACCTCGACTTCGCCGACCGGGCTGTGCCAAATGACTTTGTCATAAGTGCTGCCGGCCTTGGTGATCATTTGGAATTGCTCCATGTCGTCACAGGCGCCGATTGTCTCCTCTGGCGGCACGCCGTCAAGAAGGCTTGCGACGATCGCCTTTGCAACGATGACCAGGCTCCGGTTCATCCAGTCGCCGCCCTCGTAGTTGGCGACGTACCCGCCTTTCACCTTGACCTTGCCCTCGGCGTTTCGCAGGACGTAATTGTTCACGTCCTTCTGGACGATTTTCTCGACCTCGTCCGCCTCCATCCCGAATCCCGTCCGCCTGCTCCACTCGTCAATCACGGCGTCGATCTCCGCCTCGTGGTCGACGTCGTAGGAGATGATCAATCCGTCGGTATTGGATTGGATGAGGCGGAACGTCGGCACATCTTCCAGCTTCTCGATCAGGTCGATGAGGTAGAGCTGGCCGGACACGCAGACTGCCAGCGCCTGCCGCGGGTCGTACAGCTTGTTGTACCGGTTGTTCATGGCGCCATAGGTGGTGTTGAGGACCAGCTTCAGCGCGTCGGCCGTCGCTTTGTCGCCGGCCTTCTTCGCCGCCAGACGCCGCTCATAGACCCGCTTGAACTCGTCCGGGTCCGGGACGTTCCGGGACATGTAGCCGTTCACGATCATCAAGGATGGATAATAGCTGGTGACATCCCGGCTGGAGATCCGCCGCGTCTCTGTCCGCTCTTCCCGGTAACATTCCCGGGCACCGTGCAGGCCGCCCCAGGCGACCGTGTGCGGCACGCCGGCAATCTCAATGTTGAGCTTCCGCTTGCGCTCCGGGTCGACATCGGCAAAAAATTCGATGACTTCCGGGTACTTCGTGATGATGAGGTTTTCCGGGAACTCGTAGACGTCCCGATCCGGCCACTCCGCGTCCGGTTCCCGCGCGCCCAGAAATTCCGCCGTCAGCTTGGCGTTTGTGAGGCGCAGACTCTGCGCCGGCGACAGGCCGCACATGGCGCCGACTGCGATTTTGGATTGCAGGTAGTCCTTGCGCTCGTGGTAGAGCCGGATAGCAGCATCTACGTCGTGACAGCAGTAGTCGATAACTTCGCGGAGTTCGTCGTCCGTCAGCGGCCGGTCGAGGTCGAAGCTGACGCGGCTCTCCTCAATGTCCATCCCGAGGTTACCCTCGATTTCCTTTAGTCGGAGCGGCACCGGGATGTCGTCCATGAGGTCGTAGTTCGTCCACGGCGGCCAACCGGCGTCTTTGAAATAGGGATGGTCCCAGCCTTTCTGTCCGCCGATGATCCAGTCGTTGATCTCCTTCACCTGCTCCGGCGTGGCGCCGGTGTAGATGGCCCGGAGGATCCATTGGTCATAGTGCTTCGTATTGTAACCGCCGATGATGAGCTCGTCCCGCCCGAGCGCATCCGCCCACCAGCGGAGCGCCGGGGCGTCGTTGTGGAGGATCACCCGCTCGCCGCCCTCAATAGGCTGCTTCGCGACGAAGACCCAGTCGTGTGCGAAGACCTCGCAGTCGTAAATCCAGATGTTTCGGAGCTCCACGGTTCATCGCCTCCTTTTTCTCGGCGACACCGTTGCCGCGCGCTCCGGCGGCCAGCCTCGATGTACTCGGACCTGGAATGTCACTCGAGCGATGCCGTTTCTCTCGGCGACCGCGTACCATTCGGACCAGTCCGTGCGCTGCTGCACCGGCTCTGTGAGCGCGCGATCCTTCGGCCAGCCGTATGTCCGGATGCGGAGGTTGAGCGTGCGCGCCGAGATACCGTGGGCGGCGGCCGCCTCGTACTCCTCAGGTGTGATGTAGACGTTCACGCTCTCACCTCACGATCTCCACCCTCGGCAGATCCTCGAGCAGCACGGTCTGATATCTGGGCAGCCCGCGGAGCTCCAGGCATCCGTATTCCGGCGGTCGCCCGTATCTAATCAGCAGGCTGCCAGTCTCCGAGATCTCGATGTCGACCGTCCAGCCCTTGAGCTTGCGAAAGAATGTGCGCAGGAACTCGTAATTGACAACGAACTCTTCCCCAGCGAAGACGAGCCGCACCGGCAGCCCGTGCACGTTCCTGATTGAATCGCGCTCATCAAGCAAGCGTGCAATTCGCTCGTATGGAGGAGTTGAGCTGACGCGCCGAAGTTTGGCGACTTGCTCGAACAGATCTTTTCGTTTCTGGGTAAGGATTTGGTTGGCGCGCTTCACGGCAGCTTTGCTCCGGGCGATCTCATCGTCAGTCAGCTTCCGAAGCATTGAGTTTCCACCTCTGCAATCAGCCGGTCAACATACCAGCGCGCTTTGCGCAGGTCTTCGGCCCCACCCTTGCGACTCCAGCGCCACAGATATTTGATCGCGGCACCAGTGTTGTACGCCAGCCCGCCGGTCAGCCCGAC